CTGATTCAGGAGGCGCACTGGTTCTTCACCCGTAAGAGCGGCAAGACGGAGCTGGGAGCCGCTGAGGACTTCACGGAGGTTTGTTTCCTCGGTGATGTGAACGGCCAGGCGTTGATATGCACCAACTCTGGTGAGCAGAGCCAGATAGCATATAAGGCCATCCGCGAGTTCGCCATGCAGATCGACCCGACTTGCACGAACCGCATGGGCGGCAAGCTGTTCCGCATGACCCGCAACGGCATGAACTGGCAGCCAGGGCACAAAATGAAAGGTGAAATCAAGTGCCTGTCGGCTGGTAAGACCTCGAAGGACGGACTGTATGCCTCGGTGGTTCATGCCGACGAGCACGGTCAGGCGCGATATGTGAACGGGGTGAGCGACATGCAATCGACGGTCGAAACGGCTTGGGGCTCGACTGGTCCCCGTCGTGAGAAGCTGCTGCTGCATACCACCACAGCCGGAAAGGTGAAGGACGGGCCGTATAAGACCAAACTCGAACAGGTGGAAGCCTCGCTTCTTCAGGAACTCGACTACCCACTGGGCGAGCCGCACCGCACACCCGAAGACTATTGGACGGCGATGCTCCTACAACTCGACAAGTGGGAGGTCACCGACGACCTGTCGAAGCTCGACGACCCCGAACTGTTCAAGAAGGTGAACCGCTCGATAGGCACGACCGTGCAGCCGACCTACTACCGCGAGCGACTCCACGAGGCCGCCACCGGCACCGAGGACACGAAGCAGGAGGTGCTGACGAAGGATTTTAATATGTGGCAATCGAGTCGTGTCGAGAAATGGATCACGGGCAACGACATGAAGCACCTTCAGCGCGAAATGAGGATTGACGAATGCACCCGCGACAAGGGGTGGGTGGTGTTCACAGGGCTGGACTTCTCGCTCGGTGGTGACTGGAGTGGCCCAGCATGGCTCGCGGCACGTAAGCACCCGTCAGGCAGGGGTACGGAATTTTTCGCCGATGCCGACGTGTGGATCAGCGAGGAGGAATACGAAACCTCGCCGCTGCATCCACTCTACGAGCAATGGATAAAGGGCGGTTGGATGCACCTCAGTCCGGGCAAGACGTTCCAGCCGGAACTGTTCGTCAACCGACTCGACGAGCTCATCAAGAAGGGCGTGCAATTCATGTACTTTGGATTCGACAAGTACAAGTCGAAGGTGCCCATCAACATCCTGAAGGCGTACCTTCAGGCGACGCTCGGCATCCAGAACCCCGACGCATACGTGCAAGTCGTTTCGCAGTTGAACAGCGAGTTTAACGGCCCCACCGAGGATTTGTACAACGCGATGTTTGCCCCCGTGCCGTTCATCTCGTACTCGAACTCGCCGCTGTGGGAGTTCTGCTTCAACTGCGTCGCCCTCGAAATCGACGGGCGCGAGAATATTAGACCTGTAAAGGCTAATCAGTCAGCCACCACCAAGGTCGACATCATCCAGGCCATCATCATGGCGTTAGATTTGTACGAACGTTATGAGGGGATGAATCATTGAGGAATCAATAATGAATGTGTAAGTAATAGCACAAAAACCGCCTATTTTGTAATATCTAAGATTGCAAAACGTGGTGTCACTACACAAAAACACGATAAAAAGTGCAAATAATAACACTTTTATCGAAAATAAATGTATAAATACTTGCACATATCATTTGTTTGTTGTATCTTTGCAATGTAAACATTAAACAATTAGAACCGGCGGCAACGGATAAGCGGCAACAAAGTTATGACAACAACAAACAACATCAAAAAGTTCGAGATCGGTAAGCAGTATTCAATGCGTAGCGCATGCAATTACGACTGCGTTTGGAGTTACACAGTTATCAACCGCACGGCTTGCACCATCACATTGAAGAGCACAAGAGGCGAGCAGATTACATGCCGTATCAACAAGAAACTCACAGCATGGAGCAATATGGAGTCGGTTATGCCACTCGGAAGTTACTCAATGGCACCAATCCTGAGAGCAGAATAAACCAAACGGGGAGGGCGACCTCCCCGCAATACTCACCATATAAAGCAAGGAACTATGAAGTACGAAATTCGCCCCTTCGTGATGCTGAACGACATCGACGGCATGTATGAGTTTGCCGACGAGAACATCAGCCCCGAGCAGATTAAGGTTGACACTATCCGCATCGGCTATCCGATTATCGACTATTGCAAAGAGAGTTACCATGATTTCCCGACATCTGACAGGAAGCCATGTTTGAGCACCATCGTGCTGCTGCTCGAGATCAACGCGCTCATTAATAAGGAGTGCGACAAAGGCAACAACTACGCCCCTCATGACAAAGATGACTATTGCATTGAGATCATTAAGATAGAAGATAATATTGCAAACGTATTTATTGGAAGTTAGGAACTATGACTTACGAAGAGAAAGAAGCGCAAAGACAGAAGACGCGCGACCGCATAGGGTTGCGGATTGCGACACTTAGGAAGATGCAAGGCTTGACACAGGAGCAGTTGGCAGACAAGGCTGGCATCCAGCGCACGCATCTGAGCAGGATTGAGGCGGGCAAGTATGCCGTGGCCTTAGAGACCATCCAGGCGATAGCCGAGGCGTTAGGCATGACGGTTGATATCGTTGACGAACGCCTGCGGGACCTGGCACCGCTGCGAGTGCTGACATAAGTATTTAATTAACGACATTGGAAAGAGAGAGACATCCGCAAGGGCGCCTCTCTTTTTATTGGACTGAAGATATAAAAGATGAGTGATAATGGAAGAACTTTATTATTACACGCAAACGTACATCACTACGTGGAAGGATAAGGACAACGTAATCATCAGCATGTGGCACTGCGAAGACCCTGACAATGACATCCCCGAACAGGTTGGCGTGGTGGAGTTGTCGGTTTGTAGGCGGGGAGAACATCAGGATGAAGTCTTGGTGTGGAATCTCTACGTGGATGAGCCACACCGCCAAAATGGACTCGCCCGCAGGCTACTGGATGAAGCGCACAAGACGGCCAAGCACTTAGGAGCCAAGACAGCCGTCTTGGAGTGGTCGCTGCGTGAGAGTCCTCATTGGGTGTTCGACTGGTACACCCGCCAAGGTTACGATGAGAAAGAAATTGGAAACGGATATGCATTAATGAAAAAGGATATATGATTATAGTCAAGACGAACACGGGAACACACTTCGTGAATGAAAAACTGATGAAGCGGGTGTGGCATGATAAAGAGAACTTCAAGGTGTGGGGCACGAATCTCGATGGGACTGTCGGGAGTATCGACCATGTGGATGCGGTGACGTTTGTGAGTGATGCACAGGCGATGGAGTACAATGATGACGGGAGCATCATCGAGGCCATGAAGTTCAAGCTGAAAGAGATGGAGGCTGAGTGCAATGCCAAAATCGAAAAGGCAGAGAAGGAACTGGAAGAACACCGCGAATGTATGGTAAATTCTCGTGATGAGTACTTTAATTGTTTAGAAGAGAATGATATCCTGAAAAGGGAAATTGAAGTACTGAAAAAGGAAATCGAGGAGCAAAAGAACAAGGTGATGAAACTACGTGCCAAGCTGCGCGACTTTGGTTGCGAGTTGTGACAAGTAAACCTCTGCGGGGATAATGCGGGGTTTATGATTATGTATAACTATTAAAATGAAACGATTATGAGCAAAAAGACTTTTAACTTAGTGACAGGGATTGTCGGTGGCGTTCAGGCCATCGCAGTGGCTGTGGTGACTTACATCCAGCCCGAGTTTGCAACGGCTATCAACTCGGCCATCGTGGTGATTGGTACGGCGGTGATCGAGGCGTGCAGTCAATTCGTGAAGGCAGAATGAAACCGAAGGATCTCAATCTGTGGCATATCCCGCTGGGGATAGTCATGGCGGTGGCGTTCTTGGCCCTGCTGATGTGCAGTTGCAAGACCATCGAGTATGTGCCGATAGTGGAGCACGAGACACACCACGACTCGATCTACTTCACCCAGGTGCAGCGAGACTCTATCTGGCAGCACGACTCCATCCTGATTAAGCAAAAGGGTGACACGGTTCGCATCGAGAAATGGCACACGAAGTATATCGAAAAGCAAGTACACGATACTACCTACGTGGCCAAGGTGGACTCGGTGCCAGTGCCTTATGAAGTAAAGGTGGAGGTGCCGGCAAAGATCTCAAAGACACAGAAGGCTTTGATGATGTTCGGCCTGTTGTCGCTGATGGCGGCAATAGTGGCCTTGGCCTTCTGGCTGAAAAAAATATTCCGACTGTGACAGTCGGGTGCAAGCCCGAGAGGGTGAGCGCGAATGATCATGAGGATTTATATTTTTTGTTTTAGGTTTTTAAAGATTAAGGTTTTGCCCCGAAGGTTTTGTTAATTTTCCTTCGGGGCTTTTTTGTTTGGTAAACCCCACGCGCTATTTCTTGTGATAAGTAAAAGAAACAAGAAATGGCAATACACTGGAAAATCCCATTCAAATCGTTACGTTCGGGAACGGTCTATTCGGTGAACGTGTACGACGGTAGCTACAGCGGGAGTGCTGTGGCGTTGAAGGGTGCGGGCGAACCGATGACCACCGACGAGGATGCGACGGAAGACGAATTTGCACCCATCAGAACACAGTCTGGCTACATGCGCATCGTGGATGACGGCAAGGATGCCGGGGGCTCGGCCTTCAACTGGAAAAGCATCCTGCCGGCTACGGACAACGACCGCCCTGTGACCATCACGCATGTAGTTGGCAGCGCGACGGTGGTGGACTGGATCGGCTTCATGCAGTCGCAGACGTTCTCGGGCGTGCTCTATGGTAACCCGCAGGAGCGTGAGTTCCCGGTGATCGGTGCGCTGAGTATCTTGGCTGGTCAGGACGTGAACTTCAACGCGGGCTTGCAGAACTTCGCCTACCTGCTCAAGGAGGTTTGCGACGTGATCGCCTCGAAGTCATCGAACGTGCTCGGCATCACCAGCATCTATGTGCAGGGTGGTGCGGATGCCCGCCAGTGGCTGCTGAAGAAGGTGGACTGGCAGAACTTTGCCGAGGAGGATGGCGAGGGCGTGTTGCGTGCCCGCTATTCGATGTTCGAGGTGTTGGAGGACTGCTGCCGCTTCTGGGGATGGACTGCGCGCGTGTGTGGTACCACATTATATCTGACGTGCAACGATGACGCGACGGAGCAGGACTATCTGGTGCTAACACCCGCGAACATCGCCACGCTCGCAGCTGCGACTACCGACACCACCACTGGATCCATCGTCAGCCCTTCGACCGTCACCCTGACCGACACATCGGCCCTGCATATCTTTGCCAGCACCGAGCAGACAGACTCGAAAGTTCAAGGCCCGCACAGGGCGGTTGTCAAGGCCGACTGCAACGAGCAGGACACCATCGTGCAGTTTGCCCCCAAGGACATTGAGGACGCGATGGGCGATACCTACACCTGGGTGCAGCAGCCTGACGAGGATCTCGTCGGTTACTTCACCACGCAGGCATTGTCTCCACAGGACTGGCTCGGCAGCCAGACGTTGAAGGTGAAAACGCCGCTGATTTCATCTTTATCGCATGGAGGCATTTCCAAGCGGCAGATCTATCAGAGTGCCGAGTCGGAGAGTCCGACGCTGGGCGATATGCTGATGGTGTATGCCAACCACGAGGGCTATGAGAATAGTGCGGCCATCCAGTTGCAGACCCTGCGCCCGATGTCGTTCGGTGGTGGCTCCATCCGTCTGGGCGGTACGGTGTGGCGTGGTGCTGAAACCATCCAGCATGAGAAAAACAAATATGCCATCCGCATGAAGCTGGGCATCGGCATGACGCGACAGACCGCCAAATGGTGGTACATGGAGAAGTCAAGCTCGGCTGCGATCGTGTCCATCGACTGCGGCTGGCAGAACTACACGTCAGAGGCGAACATCCCGGACTTCAACGTTCCTTTGCAGGGCAACAACCTCAAAAGCACGGGTATCTATTTCACCCTCTTTATCGGTGGCGCGATGTATGCCTACCCAGCCATCCCGGTAGATCCGAACACCTACGGCTATATCTTCGTGGATATTATGGGCGGCTATGATTATAGCAACGACAATAATTTCTTTGACTTCCAGATCGCCAACTTCAGCATCGAGTACTCGCGCGACTCGTATGACATCCCGTCATCTATCGGTGAGGTCAGACCCCGCGAACTGAAGACCGAGCGCGTGAACAAGATGGAGTACGCAGCCGTGAACACCAACGACTCGAAGGAGGAGTGGAATGCCAACTGCATCTTCGCTTCGGATAACAATATGGAGTACGGGTACGGGCTGATACTGGACGGTTCGGGGAATATCGTGGAAAAGGTGCCCTACGGCAACACCACCGACCATCCTGAACAGCACCTGGCGAACCGCGTGGCCAACTACTGGGCGACGGCGAAGCGCAAGATAGACGGCGAGTTCCAGGCGCACGTCACGCAGACGGTCACGGGTGGCAGCATCAAGATCGGCGACATCCTGCCCTGTCATAAGGTGAGCATCGACAGCGGCACCTTCGCACCCATCGCCATCAGCCGCAGCTGGCGCGATGACATCGTAAAATTAGCATTGCTTCAGATATGAGATTAAATCAGAAAAAAATACAGAGGATGTTCGACGGTCGCGGTGGCGTGGCCGGTGGTGGCAGCAGCCTTGATCCGGGGATGATCGCGGGTCTGGCTACGGAGGCGTGGACGGAGGAGAACTATGTGTCGAAGACGTTCTTCAACGAACTGTTTGTCATTCACAAGAAGACCACCACCACCGTCTACGATGGTACAACCGTGGTTTCGACCACCGTGGACACCTCGGGCACCTTTGCGCCCAACGAGATACCGAGCCAAGAGGAGAGCACCGACACGGAAACAGGCTACCGCACGGTAGTGGTGACGGAGGTGGACAATATCGAGGCCAAGAAGGGCCTGTGGACCGACTTCTTCCTGTCGGCACTCGGCTTGAATGCCGGAGGCGGCGGTGGCGGTATCGGCGATGTGACGTGGCAGGCCCTGGGTGATCAGCTGGATGACCGCCAGATTGCTTCATCGCACCTGACAACGGCTCTTAATAACGCACTCGTCGGCTATGCCACGCAGTCATGGGTGACGGCTCAGAACTACGTGACAAGCTCTGCCATCTCTGACATGGCGACAAAGACGTGGGTGAACAACCAGAGCTTCGTGAACTGGACGGCCCTGGGCGACAGTACCACCACGCAGCAGATCGCCCTCTCGCACCTGACCACCGCCCTGAGTGGGTATGCCACGCAGAACTGGGTGACGAGCAACTTCTCGACACCTTCGACCGTGGCCACGCAGTTGCAGACGTATGCGAAGATCCAGAACGGCACGATTACCATCGGTGACACGAGTCTCACGCCCATCACGAGCGTGACGGGTACGTTCTGGGGAAAGTCGTTTACCAACGGCGGCACCGTCAACGGCACCATCAAGGCGGGATCGAGCGGCGGTGCCATTGAGCAGTTCCACTCGGTGGAGATGAACTCGGCAGGCACGCTGGCAGGCTATGGCGGCTTCATCGACTTCCACTACTATGCGACTGGTACCACCTTCGACTCCACGCTTGACTATACGTCCAGGATCATCGAGTCTTCGGTGGGTGTCATCAGCATAATGGCGAAGAACAACGACGCGACGAACGCCAACCGACTGGCGGGCCTGCTGGTGGGTGCTGGCTTCGATGGCTCGTATGTTCAGATCGGCGACCTGCGCATCGTCTATGACTCCACGAACAATGCCCTGAAGGTGGTGAAGATCGTGTCCGGCAGCGAGGTGGCCGCGAACTTCTACGCCACAGGCAGCGTGTCCGCCCTCGGCTACGGCTCCGGCGGTGGCGGCGGCACTGGCGATGTTACATGGACCAACCTCGCCGACAATACCGACACCCGCCAGATCGCCCTCTCGCATCTGACTGGTGCGCTCGCTGGCTATGCCACCACCTCGCAGCTCGCAGGGTATCTGCCGCTGACGGGAGGTACATTGTCAAAAACAAACATTCTGGGCGATACTGGTTTGTTGAACATTGTTTCAACAAACATCTCTCCAAATATCGTATTTGCATATTCTTTGATGTGCATGTGTTCTGGACTTGGAACAGGAAAAAGAAATGCGATTGCATTGGGAAAGGAATTTTACAATAAGAGATGTGCCGTACTAAGCTATTCCCACAATAATAATGATGGTACAGGCAACTATTTGTCTTTTGGTATGTTCGATGTAAATGACGTGCTTACTATTCATACAAACGGAAATGTTGGTGTTGGAATGGGTGTCACGAGCGTCGTTCCTTCCGAAAAGCTATATGTTAACGGGAATATATATGCCAACGGTCAGGTGAAGCTGCCTGTAGCAACTGGTACATCTCCTTTTGTTATCACGTCAACAACGGTTAACACCAACCTCAATGCCGACTTATTAGATGGTAAGCATGCAAGTGATTTTGCTGCGGCATCTGCACTTGGTAATTACCTGCCATTGACAGGCGGAACGTTGACACAATCTATTCTTCCGCTTGAATCTGGCGTTCTCAACATCAATTCAACTACGGCTAACTCATGGTCATATTCAATAATGTGCCTTTGTTCTGGAATGGTCACAAACAGAAGAAACGCCATTGCATTTGGAAAGAGTTTTGAACAAAAAAATTGCGCCATTATATCCTATTTTCATGCTGCGGATAATTCAAACAGTAACATCCTTTCGTTTGGTTTACATAGTGTCAACAACGTATTTAACATATTTGCCAATGGAAATGTGGCCATTGGTGTTGATGCGGTGACTGCTCCGTCATATAAACTGCATGTTAACGGCAGTATATATGGTTCGTCCTTCGTCAAGGCAAACGGAATATCCACACAGTTCCTTAAAGCTGATGGAAGCGTCGATTCAAATGTTTACATAACAAGCAGCGGTTCGTGCGCTTATGCCACATCCGCAGGTTCGCTTTCGACCACTTACTATTGTGGAAACGTTGCCATAAGTCAGACATCGGTGGAAACAGCAGGGCCGACTTTTAGAGAGGCCTATATAAAAGGTGCATCCTCTGGTGGTTATGCAAAAGTCTGGGTAATAGAGAATTCAACATCGACTCTTATACGTGGATACATTGAAGCCTGTCGAAATACATACGGCAATTATATAGGCTTGTTTAACTATACTGCGTCCATTGGCATCTGGCTTGGGAACATGAATACGAATGCGCCAGTCTTTGTTACGAGCGGAGGCACTAACCAATATGCCATGTGGCATGAGGGAAACGACGGTTCTGGAAGTGGTTTGGATGCAGACCTACTCGACGGTCAACACGGGAACTATTACGCAGCAGCATCATCGCTGAATGATTATCTGCCGTTGAGTGGAGGCATTCTCACCAGCAATTCGTCTACACCTTTGAACTTAAAAAGCAATGGTGTTGACACATTTCTTGGTTTTATAGACAAGGATAATAATGTATTAGGTTATTATGAAGTAAAAGCTGACCATAACCCATATTTTTATTATAACGGTAATACTTATAAGATATGGAACGAAGGCAACGATGGGTCATCCAGTGGCCTTGATGCAGACTTGTTGGATGGTCAGCACGCAAGCTACTATGCTACCGCAGCATCATTGGCAAACTATCTGCCTTTGACGGGCGGAACGATAAACGGTAGTGTTGGCCTGACGGTAAATCGGAGCGGTTCTGCGGGAGAAGTTATAAAAATTGAAGCGACAGAGGCATCATATTCATGTATAAACTTTAAGAGTGGAACATACAACTGGTCTGTCGGCTTAAATACAAGCAATATATTCTATTTCTACAATAGCAGGTCTGCAAGCGTATTAACAAGCCTTGATTCGTATGGTAAGCTGACGACGGTTTCAGCATTGTTGAATCAGTCAACTTTGCCAACAGAAAGTGGTGTGCTGAATATTAATTCAACTACAGCATCCTCATGGTCATACTCAATGATGTGCATGTGTTCTGGTATGTCAACAGGATGCAGGAACGCCATTGCCTTTGGTAAGTCGTTTGGTTCAAAGTACTGCGGAATTATTTCGTATTACTACGCAGGACAAGGGTCAAACAACAACATCCTTTCATTCGGTTTCCATAGTGTCAACAATGTATTTAACATATTTGCCAATGGAAATGTGGCCATTGGTGTTGATGCGGTGACTGCTCCGTCATATAAACTGCATGTTAACGGCACCTTCTACGCCAGCAACACGGCAACGTTTGGAAGCAATGTTGTATCTGGAACGTCAGGCGGCGCTATCGAGGGATTCCAAAGTTGGGAGATTAACACTCACGGCACCGCTGGAACGAATATCGGTGGTTTCTTGGATTTCCACTATAACGGCACGGCGCAGGACTATTCGGTCAGGCTGATAGAGAGAGATTACAGCGGCGTGTTGCAGATATTGGCGAAGGACACGGGAACTGGCAACGCCCAGAGGGCTGGTCTGATTGTTGGCGAAGGAACATACACGAGTTTCATCCAAATAGGCAACGGGCGCATCGTGTGGAACGATAGCGACCACGCCCTGCGTATCGTGGATAAGGACGGCAATGCGTGCAACCTGTATGCCACGGGCGGTATCTCGGCTCTGGGGTATCAGTCAGGCGGTGGTGGCGGCGGAAGCACGGGTGTATTCAGCACGAGCATCACGCCGGAAACGACGGGAACGTATGACCTTGGTACGACCACGTACAAGTGGCGCAATTTATATTTGGCTGGTACTACGGCTGGTGGTAATGGTCTTTCAATCATCACCAATTACAGCGGACGTGTCGAAATCCTATCCGTTAATTACATAAAGTTTGGTTCGGGCGTATTATTTGAAGAAAATATTGGTATTGGTTACAGAAATTCGAATTACGACTTGTATGTGGACGGCGAAACGGGTAACGGTTGGTTCGCTGGCACGGTAACACAACAAAGTGACATACGTCGTAAAGATGTGATTAGCAACATCAATCTAAGCATCCAACAAATAGCAAGCGCACCAGCATTCAGGTTTAGATTCAAGGACGAAAGAAAGAATAAGCGCATAATGATTGGTACGTCGGCACAATATTGGGATGCAGTATTGCCAGAATCAGTAACACACGGTACTGATGACGTATTAGGTTTTGACTACGGTGTGACGGCGTTGGTATCGACGATCATCCTGGCGAAGGGTATGACCGAGCACGAGCGGAGGATCACGAAGCTGGAAATGGAGAATGCCGAGCTGCGGGCGAGGATCAAAGATTTAGAGGAACAATAAAAGTATAGGAGACAAAGATATGGCTTATGATGGCTCAACAGGAAAGATTTCTGCTCCCGTCAGCGTCTACGACGTGATGCAGGCTCTGGGTGTCAGCAACAATGATGTCGGCTCGCTGTGCCGCAGCGAACAGATCCGAAGGTGGTCGAAGTTCAAGCCGGTGAATATCGGCGGCACTTATGGCGGCTCGACATATATCAACACGTTGCCGCTGCTGAACATGACCACCAAGAAATGGGATGAGACGCTATCATTCCAGTGGTGGAGGGATACGAACAGGAAGAACAACCTGTCGCGCTACGGGTTCCTGCCGATCGTAGGCACCACCATCAAGGCTATCTTCGATGCCTACAACCAGGGCGATGACTGGGTTTACTACGTGCCGGAAGGTGGTGCGAACTATCCCTACCGTCTGATAGACTTCAACGGCTACTACCATTTTGCGCCGGAGCCGGCAGGCATCGAGGTGGGCAACTGGACACAGGTGCTGCAAGGCTCGTGGAGCTTCACTTTCGACCTGAACCGCTCGCAGGATGACGCATTGCCCGTGACGCAGCGCGACTACATCATCCCCGAAGACATCCTGAAGACGCTGTGGGGCATCAGCACCGTCTATTACGGTCTGGCCATCGTTGACGCTACGACACCATCGAATCCCACCTTGGTGTATGCCGTCACCTCTGCCACCATCAGCGGCACGGGTACGACCGTCGGCACGGCATCGCTGTCATACGACCATGACTACTACATCATCCCGTTCTTTGCCAACGGCACGATCAACGGTGCATCCCTGGGCGGTAAGACGATCGCCTTGGTGCCGAACAGTTCGATGGGAGTGATGCACACGGCTCAAAGCGGTGCTCAGGAGTATGGCCGATATATCCTGAAGGCCACCTTCGGACCTACGGGCAGACTGGTGGTCAACACCGCCATCTCTACCGAGACCTATGCGGGCGTGCAGTACAATGCGCACACCTTCCAGAACGTCACGATGTATGTCTGCAAGCCCGGCACGGTGGCTCCTGCTACGGGTGCTCCCAGTTCGTCGGATGTCCTTCATGAGGAGGCCTACGGCAATATCTACATCGAGGCCAATTCAAGGTGGGATGCTGCACCCTATGATATGCGACCTACTCAGGACAGCGTGATCTGTTTCCTCTACGAAGACGGAAAGAAGCGTGTGACGGCCAACGCCAAGAAGCCACAGCCGATCGAGCCTCCCACGCCGACGCAATTATAAGCGACAACTTTTTTATTTTAACCCATATTATTAACAATTAAAATTTTACGATTATGAACGGACAATTTGAAATTAAGAGTCAGACCAACAACTCTACCTACGAGTACAAGGATGAAAATCTCATTGTACAAGGTCAGTTTGTGAAAGACGGCACCACAGGTGCTTTGCAGACCATCAACGGTACTTGCTATCGCATCAATGCCCAAGGTGGCACGGGTGAGATGATCGGAACCTTCAATGGTTACATGCGTGACGGCGAAGTACGCTACAACATGAGCGAAATGTCTCGCCGTGATTCCAACAAAGTTTGGGACGCTATCGACGAGATCGAAGCCGCTGTCCTTCCACAGGAGCAGGCCGAATAATGTGTGAATAGTGAATAGTATTAACAAGTAAAACATGAACGCTATGACCCAGAAAGTTAAGACTGAGAAAGTGCTGGCCGTGTTTCAGGTATTGAACACCGCCAAGTATGGAAAACTGGATGACCAAGACAAGATCAAGGTGTGGAAGATCGCGCGGAAGATGAAGCCCATCGCCACCAAGTTTGAGGAGGAGAGCAAGGATGCTGCCGAGAAGATGAAGCCGGGCGAACAGTTCGACGAGCAGCTTCAGAAGGCGCAGCAGTACGAGATCGAGATCCGCAAGCCTGACTGCGATGCCGCAAAGCTGCCGATGGGTGCCGCTGAGTATCAGGAGTTCATCACCGAGTTCAAGAAGTACCAGAAACTGGTTAACGATGCCGTGAAGGAGTTTGCCGACAAGGAGGTGGACCTGGAGTTCGAGCCGGTGTCGGAGGATGTGTTCGGCAAGCTGATGGCGAGCAACGACTGGACGGTGGACCAGGCGACCACGCTGGGAGATTTCATCTGCGGCGAGTAAAACGCGCCTGACGAACTTAGTAAACCCCCGACCGCAAATCGGGGGTTTTATGTAAAACAATAGAGAGCGATATGGAGATTACATTGGAGGCAATCATCAGTTTGATAGGACTGTTCATCGGTGGTGGTGGCGGTTGCTTTTTCACTTGGCGGTGGATGAGCCGCAAGGCGAAGGCGGAAGCCGACCAAGCGGCTGCGGAGGCGAAGGAGAAGGAGGCGCAAGCCAAGGCTGCGGAGATAGAGATGGCGCAGAAGGTGCAGGACACCTATCAGGAGATGCTGGAAGACAAGAACAAGGAGGTGGAGGACAACCACCGGCTGATAGCTGAGTTGCGCGAGGACCGCGACCACTATAAGAAAGGCTATGTGGAGATGCGCGACGAGTTGGAGAAACTGGGCAAGGACTTCTATGAGTTCAAACAGAGCACCATCAAGGAGCGTGAAAAGATGAAGAGTGACATCGCAAGGAACACCCGCATCGCCGAGTCGAGTCGCCCTTTCATGTGCGGACTGGCTCCCGACTGCGCCAAGTGCGTGCCCGTCATCATTTCTGACGAAGGCACCGTTAAGCCGGGCAAGAAGGGCCGCAAGCAGCAACACGATATCGAACCCACAAACGAGGACTAAAAGAAGATGAACACAAATATTTCAATGCACTTTACAGTTGAGGAGTTGACGGCCTCCGAAACGGCCAAGAAATACGGCATCGACAACCGTCCTGGCACGCAGCACCTGATAAACCTTGTGTACCTCTGTGCCTACGTGTTAGAGCCATTGCGGGTGGCGATGAAGCGACCTATCAAGATCAGCAGCGGCTATCGCTGCGAGGCGTTGAACAAGAAGGTTGGCGGTGTCAAATACTCTCAACACATGAAGGGTCAGGCGGCTGACATCAACATCGAGGGTGACATGGAGTTCGGGCGTGCGGTGTTTGAATATATTCGCAAGCATCTGACCTTCGACCAGCTCATCTGGGAGCATTCGGGCAACGTCTACTGGGTGCATGTCTCCTACGTCTATCCCGACTTCGGCAAGAACCGCAAACAGGTGATCGAGAATCTGTCGAAGAAATAGCTTAGAGCCATAATAATTAATGATTAATACTATATTGTTTAACATTACAGGTATTTGATTTTTGCCGACCGGCTCCCGCAGCGATGCGCGAGCCGGTTTTTTTGTGCCATTTGGTAAACCCCAGACGGCATAACGCGCAATAAGAAAATAGTTTGAGTATGGCTGATGTAGTTGCTAAACTGCGTTTGGAATCGCAGGAGTATGATCAAAAGTTGAAGCGAGCCACTGAGGGCTTGATGCACTATGCTGACGGATGTCGCAAGGCTGGCGGCACCCTTGAACATGTTGACGAGGGAATGGTTGAGTTTGCCCGTTCGCTGGGAAAGATGGAAACCGTTTCCACGTCGGCGCGTGGTCAGTTGAATGAGTTGACCAAAGCCTTCACGGAGATGTCGTTCCGTTACGAGAAGATGACGGAGGCGGAAAAGAATGGCGAATTTGGTAAGGCCCTTAAATCATCGCTCGATGAACTGAAGGGCCGAATCAGCGACACCAAGACCAATCTCGATGATGTCAGCAAGTCGCTGAATGGCGGTGGCGGTCTGAGCGGTGCCCTTGATGCTATCGCCGGAAAGTTCGGCATGAGCATCGAGCAGCTAACAAAGTTTGGCGGTGTGCTTGGTGCCGCATCAACCGCATTGAAAGTTTCAAAGGATGCTTTCTTTGCCTCCGAGCAGAACATCGACGAATGGGGCCGTGTGGTAGCATCAGGCGAGGCTGTCTACGAAGGATTCCTAACGGCACTCAACACGGGCGATATCAGCGGATTCCTGAACAATATTAACACCATCGTCAGTGCGGCACGAGAAGCCTACAATGAACTCGACCGACTGAGCACGCAGAAGGCTATCGACAATCCAAGAATGAAGGCGCAGCAGACGGAGAACGAGCGCATGAGGGCGATGCTCCGTACTGGAAGGTATATTGCACCGAATGATGGCCGTAAGGCTACGATGGCCGAGGGCACATTACTGACGGAAGCACAGAAGCAGCGACTCGCACAGCAGTTGGAAAACGGACTCAAAACGACCAACAGTATTGTGCGCTCCGAAATAGACCAGACCACTAAGGCTATTAACGCTCTCTACAAGGAGCAGGCATCCGTATTGCAGATGAGCTCGAAGGAGTTCCGTGCTGGTACTGCTTCTATGGAAGAATTTGACAAGCGATTGGAGGGCTATCGGAATTATGTAAATTTTGAGCGCGAACATACCTACAACGATGGCAGGTCTGCCGTCAGTCATCGTGATAACGTCGCCAATCCTTATGAGCAATACAAGGCGTGGGGTGTGTTCAAAGATGATGGTAAGTTGTTCCAGAAGATTAACGACCTAATCAATCAGCGTGCAAGCCTTCAATCGCAGAATTACAGCAGCATCGCCCAAGCATACCGTAGTATCAACACCGCTACAAAGCCAGGTAGTGGTGGCGGTGGTGGTCGCGGTGGCTCTGGTGGTGGCGGTAATGATATGGCATTTGCAGAGGGTAGTATTGCGGCACAGTCAAAGCTCGTTTCTGAATTGCAAAAGAAATGGAATGAGGCGGGCGAGGATATGCGAACGGGATATCTTATCCAGTTGGTGCAAGCAGAGAACAAACTGAAAGAGATGCAGGACCAGCAAAAGGCCGTGAAAGAAATGCTGATGAATGGCCCTGTGGATGGTGTTTCGCCTGTTGGCTTGGCTGAGAGTCTGACAAAGACAATGGATGAGATTCAAATGGAATTAGATGCAAATCCATTAAAACTCAACATCGAAGTGAACGATGAGAAAATGGAGTCAATCAGAAAGATGGCTTCATTACAAAAAGCCGCTGGCGATGTGGCGCATGTTGTTGGAAGTATAGGCCAAGCATTTAACGCCATCGAAGACCCAGCAGCCAAGGTTGTTGGCACAATTTCAGAAGCGATTGCTGCGGTGGCTCTCGGTTATGCACAAGCCACTGTGCAAGCTGCTGAACTTGGTCCGTGGGCTTGGGTGGCATTTGCAGCCACAGGAATGGCTCAGATGATCTCGATGATATCATCCATACATCAATCAACTGGATACGCCCAGGGCGGTATCGTGAAGGGGAACTCGTATAGTGGTGACAATATGATGTTTGGCGGTGACGGGCTGTATGGGCTGAATGCGGGCGAGGTTGTGCTTACGAAAGCGATGCAGGGCAATTTGGCGAGCCAGCTGCAAGAGTCAAGTGTCGGTGGTGGCGGTGGTGTGCAAGTGGCAAGGATCAGCGGTGAGCAGATATACGTGGCCCTGAACCGATACCTGAAGCGCAGCGGCCAGGGAGAGCTGATGACGTGGGGATAAGAGAAAGAGTGAATAGTGAATAGTTAATAGTGAATAGTTATGGCAATACTGGGAAAGAACATATTCGTGTTTTGGAATGACGGCGGTACGCAGCATCTGGTGGCGGGGACACGCGCCAACGAGATCACCTCGCACGCCGACAAGCTGGAAATCGCCTCGGCCACACAACAGGAGTGGCAGGAGTTTATTGCAGGCCGCAAGTCGTGGAGCTTCACAGTGTCGTTTCTGCTGCTGAACGAGTCGCAGATGCAAGACCTGATCAAGGTGGGCAACGTGTTTCAGATTCAGATTAAGGGCGCGACGGCGGGCGTGCTGCTGGAAGGCTCGGCGATGCTGAGCGACGAGAAGCACTCGATGGCCGACGGCACACTGGCCAACGGCACGTTTTCATTCACCGGCACGGGGGCACTGACAATACCTGTGTCGCAGTAAGGGATGGTAAACCCCCGACGCTGTTTTGTGGGGAGTGTAGAAGACAAAACGAAAAAGAAATATGGCTGAAAAGAAAGACAAGGACTTCATGTGGCTGACGATGGAGGAGATTCTCGAACATTGCCGCATTGACTTCGCCTACGACGAGGCGGAGCTGAAGCGTGACGGTCAGGCGGCTGAGCAAGCCATCCTGGACCTGACGCGGCGAACGTATGAGAACTTCATCGACACCTATGGCCGCATACCGCAACCCATCGTCAATGCCTCGCTGCTGCTGACGCAATCGCTGTATAAGAACCGCGATGCCGAGGAGCAAAGGGATTCGAAAGAGATTGCCTTCGGCTTCACGTTTATGGTGGCGAAATATATGTATCTGGCTGGTGGCACACCGCTGGAGGTGGAGCGCGACGGACTGCTGGACAAGTTGACCGTGGTGATGACGGAGTTTGACTTCGACTTCGGCGAACTGGAAGACCCGACGGATGAGCAGGTGGAAGCCTACGACACGCAGCGCAGGGACATGGCCGCACTCTACAACCGCTATGCCTATATCCAGCAGCCAACGAGCCACATCTGCCAGAAGTTCCGCGAGGCCATCGCCAAGGCCAAGGAGGATTGCGACGCGATTATCAACCCTAAACAGGACTAAACGGCTATGGGATACAGTGCAGGATTCTTACACCATCGCGTGACCATCAGGAATAAGGTGGCTGGCACGGGCTTCGGCGACACGACGAAGTATCAGGACGTGAAGACGGTATGGGCGAATGTCACCTGGTCGAAGGGTGCCAAGGCTCTGCACGAGGGTGCGCTGGATGCCTACGACACGGTGATGATCAGAATGCTGTGGAACGATGTGGTGAAGCGCGACTCGCAACTGGTGTATGAGGGTGTGACCTATCAGATACAGTCGTTCCATCCTGACAAGTTGGAGAACACGCTACAAATCACGGCGGTGGAGGTGGTGCAGGGTGCGCCGGCCTACACGCCATCTATGAATGAAATCAGCAATGACGACGGCCCGATAAAGCCGTTAGAGTTTGGAACATAAAAACCCAGAAAGAAGTATGAAACAGAAAACAGTAGTAATCATTCATTTCAATTCGCCGGAACTGACGGAAGCAGGCATCAGGAGTCTGCGGAAGCATGGCGGCGAGGCGTATCGCGTGGTGGTGTTCGACAACTCCGCCTCGCTGACATTGCCCGACGGTAAGCAAATCAAAGCACGACCATTCCTGAAAAGGATGGACGGCGTGGAGGTGATCGACAACACGCGGGGACAGGTGATAGACTTTGATAAGTTCCTCGCTGAGTACCCCGACCGCAATCCCTCGGTAGGCATCTATATGTCGAGCGTGTGGGGGTCGGCCAAGCACATCGTGACGGTGCAGAAGTTGTGGGAGATGATTCCCGACGGCTTCGTGCTGATGGAGTCGGACATCCTGTTGAAGAAACCCATCGACGAGTTCTTCCGCGAGGAGTATTCGGCGGTAGGTCATTTGCAGAAGCACCAGAAGGGCAACCCATTCGACGTGCCCCGACTGATGCCGATGCTCTGCTGGATGAATGTGCCGATGCTGACACGGGAGGGTGCAAGATACTTTGACCCTGACCGCTGCTGGGGCCTGAAGGCCGACCGCAACGACCGGGGCAACTGGATGGACACGGGTGCCTGTCTGCTGGATGACATCATGAAGAAGCGTCCGCGACTGAAGGGCTTACATCTCGACATCCGTCAGTTTGTGGAGCACTATGGTGGTGGCTCATGGAAGCAGGACGATTTGCAGGCGCAGATGGCGTGGATCAACAGCCACCGCGAACTGTGGGCCGAGAGTGACAAGGACAAGATAGAGGTGCAGCAGCCGAAAGTGCAGTCGAAGGATGTGGCCATTTGTGCCATCGTCCGCTGTGAGAACAGATACCTGCGGGAGTGGTGCGACCACTATCTCGGTCTGGGCGTGAAGAAGATATTCATCTATGACAACAGCCGCGAGGGTGACGAGCGACCTGAAGAGGTGCTGACGGGCTATGGCGACAAGGTGGAAATCATCGACTATACCGCCGAGGGTATCGGTGCCCAGGTCAAGGCTTACACAGATTGCTACGAGAAGCACGGCAATGAGTACGGCTGGATTGGTTTCCTGGATGCAGACGAGTTGGTACACATGGAGCATGACGAATCGCTGCCGCACTATCTCAGTCTGATGACCGATGACGAAATCAAGGCCGACGTGGTGGCCCTGTCGTGGCGCATCATGACCGACTCAGGGCTGGTGCATTATGATCCGCGTCCGATGGCCGAGCGATTCACCGTGGCCAAGGAGAAGCCGAGCTGTGACAATGGCGCAGAGTTCGTGAAGTCGTTCGTGCGTGGTGGTATCAATGGGCTATGCTTCAAGGTGCAGCCGCATGTTCCATCATTCAAGGGAAAGTTGAAGGTGGTGAACGCTGTGGGCGAGGAGGTGAAACTCTATCCCGCCATCATGCCGGTGCATCGGTTTGCGTGGATTGATCACTATCTGACGAAGACCGCCGAGGAGTATCTGGGTAAGATTGGGCGCGGCTTCATCAACGTGAGCCAGCAGCACAATGACATGCGCAAGAAGACGATGGTGGAGGACTTCTTCAACATCAACGAGCGCACCCCGGAAAAAGAGGCGATCCTTCGCGGTGAAACCTACGAGCCAGAACCCGAGGCCAAACCCGCTGATGAAATCGCCACCAACGGCGATCCATCGGTCATCGGTCCTGCTCAAAAGGTTAGTAAACCCAAGACGCAAAAACGCAAGAGTAATAAAAGCAAGAAATAAAATATGAAACTATTTGGATTTCTACCCACAGGAATGCTGCCGACTCGCGAGACGGTGCCAGCGGTGGAGGTGCGAGAATCATCGCCCACACCGATTGGCGGCACACCGGGTGTTCCTGACTCCACCGCACAGAAGAGTGCAGGCGTGACGGGTGCATCATTCCAGGAGCGCATTGCTTATGTGCGTGGCCCTGAGCAGGCACTTTGCACTGGTACGGTGTATCGTGCTGTGAACCTGCGAGCCGATACACTCAGCGTGATGCCGGTGCAATATCAGAAGAAGGACTTCGAGAAAGACAACTACGTCGTTGATATGCGTGGACTCGGCAAGCGCATGAACTACCTGCTTCAGGAAGAACCCAACCCCATCATGACGGCTACTGACATGTGGAAGCTCGTCGAGATTAACCGCCTGTTGTTTGGTAACGGATTCGTGTATGTAGAGCGTGACGAGTTTGATTTCCCTGTGGCTCTGTGGTTGGTGAAGAGTGGCGGCTACAATGTGAATACTGGCCGCTTCGTGAGCATCACCTTCCTGACTGATCACGGCTATGTGACGATGCCGGACGTGCCGCGTGAAGACTTGCTACATTTCCCCAACACCTTCCGCTATCAAAACGGCGTGTGGGGTATCTCAACACTTCAATATGCCATCCAGACACTTTCGCTCAACCGCACCTTGATGCAGCAGTCACTCGAAACGGCTGCAAAGGGTGGTCGTGTGAAGTTGCTCATCGGTGAGCAACAGCAGGGAAGCGTGTCGCCGATTGCGATGGGATTGTTTGATAAGACCGAGATGGATAAGTACGCCCAGGAGTTGCAACAGAAGATGTACTCAGGACAGGACGTGCTCGCCATCAGAGGTCTTGACAAGGTGGAGAACATCTCGATGAACGCCCAGGAGATGCAGATGTTTGAGCAACTGGGTGGCACCAACGATGATGTGGCACGCTTCTTTGGTGTGCCGCGTCCGTTGCTGATGCTCGATACCAATTCGCACTACAACGACTATCAGAACGCCACGATGGAGTTCCACACCCGTACCATCCTGCCGCAGAAGACTGGCAACGAAAAAGAGATTGCCCGCAAGCTCATCGGATTCAAGGACTACGGTGTGCGGCGCATCCACATCTGCGAGAAACCGCTGCTGGCGATGGACCCGGAGCGCAAGGCAAAGTACTACGAAAGCATGTTGCGCTCAGGCATTATGACGGTAAACGAAATGCGTGCCGAAGAGGACATGCCGTCAGTAGGCGAAAAGGGTGACATCGTGTATGTACTCACCAATCTGGCAGAACTTGGATCACCCAAGCTGCGTGACATATCAGGTGGAGGAAGACCAACCACCGAGGAACCACCAAAGGAGCCGGAGGAGGGCGAAGAGAAATGAAAGAGCCCTACCGCATCCGTACAGCCGTAGCCCCGCAGCCATTGAGCCGCGATGAGGTGGCAGAATACTTTGAGCGTAAGGCGAGAAATCTCGCAGTAAACCCCAGACGCAATTCTGCCCGAATAATGAAACGATAACTTTTTAACGAGAATAGAAAGATGAAACAGGTAAGATTTATCCCCAATGGCGTTTGCGGCCTTCAGGTACGCGAACCGATGGAGGGTCAGAGCGAGAGCCGTATGGTGGAGGGAAAGCCCATCATCTTCGGTGTGCGTAGTGTGAACCTGACCCCGTGGAGCACTACCCGCAAAGTCTATGAGGTCTTGGAGCCAGGTTGCATCACAAACGACCTGTTGCAGCGTTCGGACGTGATCCTGAACATCAACCACTCCTCGAAAGTGACCGACGTGCTGGGCCGCTGCAACAACGGCAAGGGCACATTGACGCTCGGACTGCGCGAGAACTATGTGGAGTCAGGTTGTGAACTGCCCCGCACGAATGCAGCCAACGATACGCTGGAGCTGATCAAGCGCGGCGACATCAGCGGTATGTCATTCGCATTTGAAGATGACTGGGAAGACACCGAGAATGGTGTCAGCCTGGAACGTACTAACGAGGTGGAGGACGGCAAGGAAATCTGGATTCGCCACGTCAAGCGCATCACCGCCTTGTATGACGTGTCGATCGTCACCCATCCGGCTTACGAGCAGACCAGCGTCGGCACCCGTGAGCAGGGCGAGGCTATCGACCAAGCCATTGAGGAGCAGCTGAAGCGCGAAGCAGCCAGTCAGGAAACCGACGAGGAGCGTGAAGCCCGTGAGAAGGCAGAGCGCGAACAGGCTGAGCGTGAGGCCAACGGAGGTGAGACCAATGCTGAGAAGGAAGCCCGTGAAGCCAAGGAGCGTGAAGAGCGCGAACAGGCTGAGCGTGAAGCCGAGGAAGCCCGTCGTCTGGATGAAATGGAGCAGCGATTCCGTGAGCAGCAGGCCATGCGCCTACGTCGCAAGCATCTCCGCAGCGAAATTGATTTTTAGTTCACAATAGTATAAACCAAAAAGTATTTTATCATGACAAAGATGACAAAATCACAGATTCAAGTTCGCCAGGCTGAAATCATGAGTAAGCTGGACGAAATGGACGAGAAGACCAACGTGCGTGAGGCCAAAATGCGCACCCTGACTTCTGAGGAGCAGAAGGACGAACTGGCAAAGTTGCAGGCTGAGCAGCGCGAGCAGGATCGTGAGTACGATGCCCTGTTGCGTGAGAGTGCTGGACTGAGTGCCCGTGCCAAGGCTATGGCCAGCGGTAAGGAGCTGGAGAATATCCGCGAGCGTGAGGACATGGGTGCCAAGCTGCGCGAGATGATCGACGACTGCTTCACTCACAAGCGTGCAGCCAACGCCACCACCATTCTGGCCAACGCCATCAAGACTGGTGATGACAAGAACCTGAACGCTAACCTGGAGGCCGGTGAGTTGATCCCTATCGAGATCAAACCAATCATCGACACCAAGGTGGCTGGTGTAGAGCTCCCCGATGACCTCGTGATGCTGACTGGTGTCAGTGGCACACAGGTAATCCCTTACTCTATCAACGACGTGAAGTTCACCATCGAAGGTGAGGTGACCAAGGTGGCAGAGCAGGCTCTCGAGTTCGCTAACATCAAGACCAGCCCCGTTCGCGTTGCTGCTTCTGTACCCGTTAGCCGTCGTGCTGTCATGCAGGCTGCATTCGACATCATCGCATTCGTGACTTACAAGTTCCAGAAGGGTTGGGCCATCTTCCGCGCTCAGCACGTCTATGGACACGGTACATTCGACAAGCTCGACATGCCGTTTGCCAAGGCAGAGGTTGTGGAGCTGACTCTCGACGAGAACATCGGTAAGAACCTGGCCAAGGAGATTGCCAAGATGTATGACCTCGGCTTCGAAGGTGATCCTGAGATCATCATGGACAAGGTGACTGAGGTTGACCTCGCATTCACCAAGCGTATCCCCAACAGCGCAGGCGACAGCACCGTCATCGAGGACGGCAAGTGCGTTGGCTACCGTTATAAGGTGTCTCCGTTCATCGACTACACCTTCGACGAGCACGGCATCGGTACCAAGGACACCGACCGTTACATCGGTATCGGTCACTTTGGCTACCTGAACGAGCAGGTCTATGCTGACATCGACTTCAACGTTGATGGAACCTCTCAGGAGAACTTCGACCGTTCGGTCATCGCTCTGGGTATGGGCACCGACTACTCACTCGTTGAGTTGTCAAGCAAGGTCAACGGCAATACCAGCGGCAAGCCGCAGGCATTCAAGTTGATCAAGCTCGTGGAGCCTGCTTCTTCAAGCGAGTTCGGCGGCTAAATCTCTCGCGCCTTCTTTCTGGGACATAGTTCCTCCGGCGGGCGGTCTGCGATGCAAACGGCAATAGTTAGTATCGTCCGCCGGTTTCCCAGAAAGTAAGTGAATAATTAGAAAAAAGTAATAACAAGTCAAACTGATAATCATGCAACGACTCGGCAAAATCATTTTCGATGCCCTTTGTGCCAACAGTGAACTGGTGCAGGCCGTCGGCGGTCGTATCAAGTCAACGTGCTTCGAGGTTCCACCTATGGAGCAGGACAATACACCGCTGCCCTATATCATCATCACTGACGACGGGATGTCACCATCTCAGACCACGAAGGACAACGTGTGGATGCCGTATCTGTTTCGCGTGAATGTGGGCGTGGAGATTGGTGCGGCCAGCTCCAACGAGGTGTGGGACCTCGAATTGAAGGTGATGAAAGCCATTGCCGACCATATCAAGAGCCTTGCAGAGCAGGGTGTCGACATCCCGTATCTCAACGAGGGTTATCCTCAGACCGAAGGTATCGCCTGGGATTGGAATAAGCCGTGCTATTTCGACACGATCCACTATCAGTGCGACTTAGAAAATACTAACGACGATGAGCAAGAAGACGGAAGCAACTCAGAAACCTGAGAATAGTCAGCCCGCATACGTGGGTGACCTGCTGCTGAACGGCACGACCGTGCTCGAAGCATCCACCCGCGAGGAATTGGCCGAAATGGTCAACGAGATTCCTGCCGACTGTAAGTATGCCGTCGGTGCCGTGGGTCGCAAACAGGACGGCAGTGCCTATACACTCAGAGTTGACTTAATCAAAAATTAAAAGAATATGGCAACACTTAAAGGACAAAACTTTCGCATCTGTGTTTATGACTCTGATGCCGAAAAATACAAGGTGATTGGCATGGCGACCGGGTGTACGGTGACGCTCCAAAATAACACGGAATCGGCTGCGACTAAAGACGATGTGGGCATGGCTGACAAGCCTGTCACCGTCAGCAAGTCTTGGTCGGTATCGTGCGACTCGCTGAATGTGGCCGACTGCGCTGCTATGCTCACCGCCATCAAGTCGATGGAGCCGATGACCCTGATGTGGGACGAGACTTCGACCACCGACAACCAGACACGCCAGAAGGCTACCTTTGCCCGCAAAGGTCAGGCCTATTTGTCGGATGTAACGTTCCAATTTGATGACAGAACGAATAGTACTAAGCAGCTCCAATTCACTGGTGCTTCTGCATTGCAGGCCGTTGGCAGCAGCGAGGCTACGGATGTCATCGCTCTCGGAAGCTACACCAAGGGTCAGTTCGTTCGCCTGTTCCTGTCGAGCGACAACACCGCTGCACCAAGTGCCGTTGTGGGGGCCGCGAAGACGCTCAGCCTGCATGTCAGTCTTCAGATGGAAAGCGCGACGACGAAAGATACTACAGGAGATTTCGACGTTCAAGAACCCACAGGTCTCAGCTATGACATCACCACTGGCGCACTCGTTCGCTCTGGCGAAACCATCACGTCTGCCGTTGGTGCTAAGTCGCTGTCCGACTTGGAAACCATCTACGAGGCCGGCACACCGATCAAGTGGAAGATTGCGAACGTTACCGGCGACAACAACCGTACTGCAAGCTCTACGATTGTCAGCGGAAGCGTGGTGCTTACCCAGCTGTCTATTAACGGCCCGAACAGACAAAACGCCGATTATAGTGCCACCCTTAACGGCTACGGCGACTATACGGTGGCCGCGTAAACATCTATCAGCCGCTCGCCTGTCTTTCCTCCTTTCATTGGTAAGCAGCGCGGGCGGTTTTTTTATGAACTAAATTCCAGAAAGAAATGAAACAGAAAGAAATCAAACTGTGCGGCAAGAAGGTCATCGTGGCCTATTGTTTCGCCACGGAAATCGCCTTCAAGAACTTCACGGGCGAGAATGTCGAGAAATTCGACGTGAACAATCCAGAACACATCATCTATCTGATCCTGTCGGCCATCGCCTCGTACTATCAGAAGCAGGAAACGGATGCGCCCGTCAAGGACACCGACCTGATGTATGAGTCGGAGCCAGGAGAACTGATTGAGGCCCTGAACGAGGTGATGAAACTGCGTGCCGAGTGGTATAAGCTGCCGAAGGGTGAGAAGGCCGACGAGCAGCCGGCAGATGCGGAAGAGCAAAAAAACGACTAACCGCCTACGACCTTTATCAGAAGTTCGTGGGCGAGATCGGCATCCCTCGCCGGGAGTTCCTGTATGAGATCCAGTTCTGGGAGGCACGTCGCATTATCAATGGCTACAATGCCCGCTATCACCAAGGATGGGAACAGGCCAGATTGATAGCCTACCATGTGCGGTACTGTATGGGACTGAACAAGGGAGAAGTGGCAAAGACCATATTGGAATGGCTGAAGTTCGCATGGGAGAAAGACGAGCCAGCAGCACCACTCAGTGAGGAAGACCGCGCAGACCTACGTGCGGCAATGGATGCAGAAAACAAACGATTGGAACAAGCGCAACAAAAAGAATAGGGAGCCCGCCGGCTCCCCGTTTTTGTTAAATTCAAGTCTAAACTAAGAAAAACAACAAATGTAAACAGCCTCACGGCGTGTGTGTATCTTTACCAAGTGACGGTTGCATCCTCGACCCAATCTTCATCGCTTGACAGAGTGATGCTTCGCCCGGATGTGAGTATGCCACCAGAATAGGTGGTGATGTGGTTGCGCTGGATGGGAATGTCGCTGATGGTGACACTGCCCAGCACGGCATCAGCGGAAGTCTTCAGGGCTGCGGTAACCGCGGTAGTCCATTGTGATGAACCACTAAGCGTATATACAGAGACATTCAGATTCGTGGTGCCAATATACGAAGATGGGATATTTACAACGATGGGTGTGGAGTGACTCGACAGGGCTGCGCCTGTTTGGTAGTTGAGACCATAATACCATGTGGATGGTGTGATGGTAAACTTTGCAGCCGTCGCAGGCATCACATCCGTCGCAATGATCTTCAATCGACCCACAACACGCGAGAGGCTGACCGTCTGCGAGGTGGCGGTGCTCGGTTGGACGTTGAGCGATAGTGTGGCGTGGAATGTGTCGCGCACCGTGCCCCAGGTAATTGTCTTGGCATCGGTATCGACCGTTGGATCAGCACCACGAGAGGCCACGAAATAAAGCGTGTGTGTGCCATATTCCATCGAGAGGCTTGGTGTGCCGAAGTCGGTGTCGGTGGATGTCTGATGCAAGGTGGTTTGCAACTCTGTGCCGATATAGTCAAACACCCAGACATCTGTCAGGTTGAGCTCGGAGAGTGTGGCGCGTGTCATTGCACTGATACTCACATCGCCACCGAATGAGAAGGTGACAGTGGTGTGCGTCTGCATAGAGTCAGCAGGAACAATGAGCTCGAAGGTCTGTTCTGGCTCTTCATTTTTCGTACATGCGGCAAGCATTAAGGCCGCTGCCAGGGCCATCATTAACTTTTTCATAGTTGTATTGTGTTTGATAGTTTATATTTAAGGGTAGGGCAGCACACGTCACTGCCCTTTGTCCTTTTTCGAGTTAATCGAGCCGTTTGATGTAGACGAAGCCGATAAAAAACTTGCGCCCGTCGATTTCATCTTCACGTTCTTCGATGAATGAGGTGCATTTGTACGGGAATTCGTTTGCAGTCAATGAACGCACAAACTCCGTATGCTCAGATGGAATGTAACCCAGATGATGACGATCATCGGAAACCACCTTGATGGCATTCGGGTCATATTCGTTGTCGGGTTCTGGCACCAGCACGCACTCCACACGGCCAACATACCTACCAATCCCAGTGCGGTGATTGATGCCGGCAATATTAAAGATGCGGAGGTTGTCGTAGATGGAGAGCCAACCACCATTCGAGCGACGCTCAGGGAGTGGCCCGTGATAAGTGCCTTGGTTGATGGAATCCACTGCGAAATGGTCGCCGACAATGCCAGCCTGAATTAAGGCCTCACACTTCGGTATCATTTCCTGCGCTTCTTTGAGCAGATCGTCAACAGGGTCATTTTTGCAGGCAACTTCCGCGGCTTCCCTTTGAATCTGTTCGTAGGACTTGTTAGAGTTTTTCTCGTTGAGATAAACGAAGGCGATAATAGCTATCACCATAATAACGATTCCAAATAATAGTGTCATAGCGTTAAAAATTTAAATGTTAGAAATGTTTTTATTATTCTCGTTTGCCATTTGCTCGGCAATTTTCTCGAAGTCATCGTAGACGGCCTGTGGTTGAATCTTAGCGTATCGAAGCGTCTGGGCAATGTTCTTATGCCCCAACATCTTCGAGACGTGTTCAAGCGGCACGTTCTGGCTCTTCATCCATGTGGCGAATGAGTGACGGGCAAGATGGGAATGGAGTGGTGTATTCACCTTTGCAGCCACACCGAGCACTTTCAGGTAACGATTATAAACATGGTTCTCAATCTTCGGCACCTTCATATCGTTTCTTTCCAGAACCTCGATGACTGGCGGCAGCAGCTGGGAGATATATGTCACATCTGTCTTGATGCGTTTGCCAACGTATCGCCAGGTGTCGCCCTCTTTGCGATAGTTGCTGATGTCAAATGCCTGCGCATCAGAATAGGAGAGGCCCGTCCACATTTGAAAGACAAACAAATCCTTCACACGCTGCATTACCATATCATTGCTGAAATCCACCGCCATGACTGCTTGCATTTCCTCAAAGGTGAGAAATTCGGTGTTTTCGCGGTCACCACGCTTGAACTCACCTTGCAGTTTGTCGTATGGATTGCTTTCGATTTTGTCGAATTTGCTGGCACGACGGAGCAGAGCCTTCAAACATTTGTGATAGTTATAGATTGCTCCATCACTCAGACCATCTCCAAGACGGCCATGTGCTTTGGCACCATCTTCGTTGGCTTTGGGCCGGAGAGCGTGCAGCCATGCGTCGAAGTTCATCACATTTTCTACCGTCACGTCCTGCCAGCGATTCATCTGCCCGTATTCCGTCAGGCGTGTGACGAGTGTGGTATAATGCTTTCGTGTGCCATCCTTTATTTTCAGAAGCGGGATTTGTTTCTCGATCCAGTTAAGAAGTGTCGGCTCTGAAGATTCATACTCCACGTTTTTCCACACCATCTGTTTTACACTTTCCACGTCAAGTTTTACATCCTGTTTTACACTTTCATTGACACCCTCGTTCACTTTTTCAAAAATGATGGCAAGTCTATCGTTCAAAACGCTGGCATCTGGACGGTTTACCACGCGACCAGCAGCCCATTCGTGTGTACATACGCGTACACCCGTGCTCAGGTACATTGTTTTTCTATCTATGGTAATACGCACCTCAACATACCCTTCATGAGTGCGTGAGGCGGTTTTTCGGCGGTCAAATATCAGTTTTGTCGTTATCATATCATTTCTTGTTTTACACTTTTTCGAGCTTGTTGTACACATGTGTAAAACATTGCGTACTATTTCGGCTCAAAACGGACTATTTTGTAATTTTTCTCTCGTATCAATTTAGGGTTAAAACCCCTGTATTTACGGCGGATGCCGTGATTTTCGGCATAATCCCGCACTTTCGCTTCGTGATCCGTTTGGGGTTATGCCAAAATGATTGACTTTGGCAATATATAAAGAGGTTAACGCGATGGTATTAGTTGGACGAGTGTAAAACATTTGTAAAACACTGGCCAAAATCAAGGTTAATCTCATTATAATAATGATGTACGTCATGCGCGTATATTCATCTGATTATTTCTTTTTTGGTGGAAATGCGGCGCGGGCCTGTTCAACCATAAATTCTGTGATGACCTTTATATCGCCCCGGATGTAACCATAGGGTACTTTTCGAGATTTTGTCTTTTCCCCATCGCCCATCACATTTGGTATCTGAATAGCAATCACCGGCTCGCCTTCATCATTCACGCGGAGTTGGCCGAGTTGGTTCTGCTCTTTGATAACATTGAAGTTACTCAGCATCATTGACATCTGAGCCTTCATACCTTCGATGCTTTCGATGGCGTTTTCAAGTTTGGTCGAAAGCAGACCGTTGTTCTTTTTCGTTTCTCTAAGTTCTGCAATCAGGCTTTCATTTTGTTTTTTGGAAATCCTGAGTTCTGCCACAATCGCATCATAGTCTTCCTTTGACTTCTCCAATTTTTTCAGGAACGCATCATTCTTGGCCTTCGTATCGCGCAGCTCGGCGATAAGGTTCTCACATTGACGCTCCAGCATTTCATTGCGGGTTGACATCCGGGTGGCTTCATCGCAGAGTCGTTGTACATAGTCAGGGATGTCAGGCTGCTGCTTTTCTATTCTTGTGGATTTTACATCCTCTTCAACGGTGAGGAGTTCGCCTTCGCCTTTGACCAGATAGTTATAGTTGAACACATTTGGGAAAGCCGCGCAGATCTTTGTGAAGAGATTGTCAGTGAGATACGCCTTATTTCCATTCATAGCAGCAGACAGGGCTGAACGTTGGACGTGCAACGTTTTTGCAAACGCTATCTGCGATGTGATTCCAAAGTGAGCAAAAAGGTGTCTGTACACCTGATTTAATCGCTCTTGTCGTGCTTCATCTTTTACCATAGCAATAATACATTATAATACATAAATTATTAAATGTTGTTAATAATTCGTACAGATTGTACGAAGTTACAAATAAAAGTATTATCTTTGCCGACGTAAGTAATTAACGAACGGTTCGGATATAGAAATAGCCTTATGACTTTCACAAGCCATTTTGCAAAGGTAACGGATTGCAAATATAAGGCTTTTTCTCCGAACTCGTACAAAATGTATTAACTAATTAAGTAATTTTAATATTTGAGTATGGTTTGCGAAACAGTATCAAGAAAGGAAATCAGAAGCATGAAGGTCGGGCAGGTCGGCATTTTCACACTGCCTGACAAGAAGGCCAAGGAGTCTGTTCGTGTGCAATTCTCAACTGTCAAAAGTCTCGAAGACGGCAAGTTCGACTATGAGAGTGTAAAGGAGGAGGAGTTGCGCAATTCTCTGGGCAACGACTTCGATACGGTGATTCCTGACTGGAATCTCACCTTGGCATTTCGTTGCACGAAGAATGATCTAAATTTGGAGTAAGTTATGGACTGGAAGCTATTGGAGGCGAAGATCATCGCGGCTGTGTCGAAGGTGGCGAAGCAGCACTATGAAGTGTATGAAGAGCGATGGGTGACACCAGAGGAGCTGAGCAAGCACATCGGGCTGATGACTGAGCGGTGGATCCGTGAGAACGGCTATCTGCTGCCACGCTCTCCGATGGGATGGAAAGACAAAGACGGCATTGAGCATACCAGCAAGCAGTTCATGTACCCGCTTCATCAGATTTTGGCTATGGTGGCAGATGGACGGATCAAGCGACTGGGATATGACGAGAAAGTTGCATAAAGAGGTTAACACAAATAATCACGGATTTTTCAACAATGGCCAGCAGCGGCTGGAGTAGAGTAAATCATTTATGTCAAAGGTTAATAGATTGTTTTATTTATCCCCAGCCCGCCGCGAGGTTCGCTGGTTTTGAAAAGAACCAAAGGAAGAAGGATATCAGGATAGACATTTTCGGAAGGGTGGCGAAACGGTAGACGCATCTGTTTTAAGGGCAGACGGTCATGCGACCATGAGGGTTCGATCCCCTCTCCTTCCACAAACGCCGAGGGACGTGCAGCGAGCAATCCCGGTAATGTAGGCAAAATCATTTGTTGAGATCACTGGCAAGACGGGTGGAGCCAAGGCCGCAAGGCCCGTGTGAAATCCTGAGCTGAAACGGCATCGAAATAGACCTCAAAGCCGATGGAGTGGAAAGAGACGGTATCGAAACCCGTAAGTACAGCCGGAAGAAACGAGGTAAGTTCCGACCCCCGCAGTGGCCACGAGTTGGCCCCGACACGCAGACAATAAGGCGGGAAGGTAGTAGTGTAAGGCCGAGGGAGAGGTGGGAGAGAATGAAAGCCGAATGAGCCGCAGGAATGCGGATATTAACAGAACTTACAGATGGATTGAGGTCCGCTATATGTCATTAGCGTATAACCAAGTATCTTAGGCAGGGTTTGGCACCTGCATGAGCCTCGATCCTGATAAATATATATGGTACTCCCGTGAAGCTAAGTTGGTAAAGCGTCGCAGTATTGCGGAGGTCGCCGGTTCGAGTCCGGCTACGGGAGCAAACACTTTCCTATGTGTGCATTGATTTGGTTGAGGAGTCGGGTATGTCCCGTAAAGCAACCGCGACCGCACAAATTCGAAATTCAAAAACAGTTATCCTTTAGATTAAATCTTTGACTGTGGACGGTGCCGAGAGGTTGGTCACGCAACCCGCTCCACTTTTTCCCAAGTCAGATGCCAGAACGGGAAAGTACTAACAACTAAATCAAAAGCATTATGGAAGATTATTTATTAAATGGTGAGCGCGATCCGAAGCGGGACGCAATCACAAAACAGGACTGGGTAGTGTATGGCATCATCGCCCCGATAGCATTCGTGCTGATTCTGGGAGCTGGTGAAATGATTAGCAGATTGTTCTGGTAAGCCATGAGCAAGGTAGTAGTAAACGGTGGTATGAACACCATATCAGGCGACGTTGAGCATCTGGATATGCACGGCGGCATCTGCTACTTGGAAGGTAGCATCGGAAGCATGAATCACTATGCTGGTATCGTCTATGACCAACGTCCATCCAACCGCGTAGAGTTCCGTGATAACGTGCTCGATGCTGATGAGCGGCAACGACTATTGCGGCGCATCGACGATTTGAACGAGGTAGTTGAGAAGTTACACAAGGAGCGTATGTCACTCCGACGGAAACTGAAACAACAGCAGGAATCCATCAAAGAGGTGATTCCAGATGATGACGTGTTGGTGCAACGTATCTGCACGCTGCGCAAGGAACTTGAAAAGGAGCGCGAGGCGCACAAGAAGGATGTGGACGACCTGAACTATCGGCTGGATGTGGCAATGGAAGTGAATGCCGACCTGCGCCACCGTATCGAAGATCCTGACAAAAAGAGTCAGGAGATAGCAGAACGACACGTAGATATATTGGCATCATTGATGGCACTCTACCCATTCACACCAACGGACGACTTGACGTTTGAGTTCGGCCTACCACCACAACGAATCAATTATGTGGCTACGGCCCTGAACGTCATCAAGTCGAAAGAAGAGCGAGACCAAGCCCGTGAATATCTTCAGAAGCAAGGCCTGCAACTGATGGAACGACGCGGTGGCAACCAAAGAAAACCAGAAAGAAGCGAGAGATAATTCACATATTATTCATTTAAACAAAAGGAACTATGAAGAGTATTAAATTCCGCATGACAGGCACATGTCCCCTCATGCTCAACAATCCCCAGACAGTGAACCCGATGAATGAGTACAGCAAGGCACTCAAGGAGCTCACAAGTAAGAGAACCAAGACTGATGATGATCAGAACGAGATTTTCCATCTGAAGTTCATCGCCAGTTGCTACTACAACAACAAGGGTCAATATTTCCTGCCAGCGAACATGATAGCCAAGAGTTTCGAGGCCGGAGCCAAGGAGAATAAGCTGGGCAAGAAGTTCCAGCAGTCGGTGTTCGTGTTCAACGATGCGGTGCTGAAATTCCCCGCCAACGGCTGCACACCTGAAGAGCTTTGGGAGAACCACAGCGAGACCTACGTGGACATCCGACCAGTCGGCATCATGAAGGCAAAGGTGGTCACAGCCCGTATGATCATCCCTGAGTGGAGTCTGGAAGGTGAGTTGCACTTCGACGAGACGCAGTTGAACAAATCGGAGGTGTGGCTGGCCATGACCAACGCCGGACTGCGTTACGGCATCGGAACATATCGCCAGTGCTACGGTCGCTATAAGATTGAAGAAATTAAATCAAAATAGAGAGTAGTATGGTTAAGCCAAGTGCGCTCAAGAAAAGCGCGGTGAAGTTTAGTATAGCAAAGTTTATATCCAAACAAAGCGGAGATTTGTTTAGTAAAGCGATGTATAGCGGAGCCGAGATAAGCAAAGTTATATCCAATCGAAGTTCAGTGAGGTTTAGTTTAGATGAGTGAAGCGTAGATCAGACTGGCAGAGTATAGCAAAGTTATATCCAAACATAGTTATGTGAAGCGCAGATGAGCTCAGCCCGGCCTTGCGGAGTAGAGTGAAGTTGAGCGCAGAGTTGCAAAGCAAATTTATATCACAACAAAGTTGAGCAAAGAGAAGTGTATCGTAGCGAAGAGGAGTGTAATATAGCAAAGCAAAGTTACATCCTAACATTGTCAAGCATGGAACACCTGAGCTAAGTGAAGCCGAGCAACGAAGAGCGGAGTAGAGATAAGTTTAGCAAAGTAATTTTAATTTTTATCAATATGGAACATTCAGAAGCATTGAAGGCATCGCGCCAGCAGAAGCTGGTGCCACCTGATAAATTTGACCGCCACATGGCGAAAGCAAGGCTGCAAGACATTGACAGCCGCAAGCAGATATTCGACGACCAGACCGGCAACGGCCTCACTCGTCGGCAGAGTCGTAAACAGATCAAGCCATCGGTCTATTAAAAATGTCTGCGTATGATTATAGTAGGCATGAGCATCGACGAGATCCAGAAGCAAGTCGGGGCCGATTTCCTGCTGCTGAATAAGGTGGAAGACTCTCGGTCAGACATCATTCACGATTGGGCGGTCAGGAAGAAAAACGAAAGTGTACTGTCGTGGCAATGGAAATCGCCGAATGGCAACGTCTGGCACATAATGTATATGCGTGACGGTGAGCATGTGAACACGGTTCACTATATGTTCATCAATGGCAACTACGGGCGATATGTCCTGAAACCGCAGCCCACTGATGACGGGTTTGTGATTCTGGTCTATCTTCCGCATTTCTTCAAGCGATATCGTGAGCGCATGAAGTTGGGCAACAAGCTCAACCCAGGTCAACTGATCCGTCGCTACTTGCGGCGCAACTCAAATGCCAGCGGCCGGATGAATGATATCGGCGAGTTCGAGGCCACCACCGCCGAAGGTATCGGACTGGGTTTGGCGGTCAGCGAGCGTCAACGGCTGATGAAGACCTTCATCACCTACGACATGGCCAAGGGTTCGCAGGTAGAGCGATTCAGGGAGGGCAACAAGCGGCGCAAACAGATGTGCGACAAGTATCCAGTGTTCTCGGTTGACGTGCGCAACGAGATGATGGAGTTCGGACTAACAGATGAGGAGTTAAACAATAAAAAACAAGATTGATTATGAAATTCAACGGAGTAATTCAGAAAGTGCTGCCGAAGCGCAGCGGAGTGAGTGAGAGAACGGGTAATGAATGGGCCACACAAGCCTTCGTTTTTGAATATAAGGAGAACCCGACCGACAGGTCACCAGACCGTGTGATCCTTGAAACCTTCGACCAGAACATCATGGCCGAGTTTGATAAGGTGATGGAGAAGGGAGCGGATGGCAACCCAGTTATTGAGAATGCCACCATCAGCCTGACACGACCTTTGTATGTGAGCATCGGTTTTGGTCATAAAACACGTATCTATACCAACAAGCAGGGCCAGACGGGTATCATGAACGACCTAAGCATCTATAACTTCGAATGGTTGAAGCAGCCACAGATGCCACCGCAGGGCGCACAAGCCGCGAACGTTCAACAGCAGGGTGATTCTCCGCAGCCGCAAAACGGTGCGCCACAGGGCGGCGGAAATGCCGACGATCTGCCATTCTAAAACATCAGGAACTATGGCAAAGTACAAACAGAAGGAAATGGAGCATAAAGTGAGGATTGAAACCGTGCCGAATGGCTACTCGATGGACGTGGACGGTAACGGTTTTATGTACTACACTTTGGCTGAACTGATTGAGGGTGTTTTCACACATATTGGTTTGGGTATCGTGGACTATTGCGACGAGAAGACCATGCGCGATCTGATGACAGCCTGTGCGTTATGGCCGAACGAAGGCGATGCTATCAAGGCGGTGGCAGGACTGGAAGCAAAGGTGCAAGCCTTGGAACAGTCCAATCAAAGGCAATTTGCTGATATCGCCAAAAAGAAGGCCACCATCGCAAGTCTTAATGACGAGCTGGTAAAGACAAAGAAACGTCTGAGTTACTATATCTCTGCCGAAGAAAAAGCCAAAAAGAAAGTCAAAAAGAGTGAGATTGAAGAGAAACCGAAACAGGCAAGGATCCACAAGGCTGACATTCAAGTGAACGTGCCGAAGAAAATTATCAAGGTCAAGCCAGGGCCACCAATCGACAAACCTGTAAAATTGGAGCGACGCGGGCGACCGCCGAAGCAGGCACCGAAGAAAGATGACCACGAGGAACTGGAAAAGAGGCTTCGTGAGAAAGGAGTGCTGAAATGAAGCGAGTGAGAACCGAGGCGCAGCGAGAGCACCGGCGACAAGTACAACATGAGAGATATATCCGCAAGCGTGAAGAGATATTGGCCAAGCAGAAAGTCTACCGCGAAACCCATAAGGAAGAGATCAAGGCCAAGCGGCAACAGAAAGCCTTCGAGGAGCGATATCTGAAAAAGCCGCGATTGAAGCGAGACCGCAAGGAAGTGGATCATGAGTACTATATGGCGCACCGTGAGGAAATCTGCGCAAAAGCAAGAAAGAGGAGCTATGAACGAAGAAGGCAACAACAACAAAATACCCTTACCGTCTGATGGCGACGCGAAGCCAAAAGACCCAGACAAAGACTTCCTGAAAGAGCGACAATGGATGGAGGTTGATGTGACGGGACTGTTGCTGGACTTCGCTGAGCCATATCACCCGCCAAGATGGACGCTATCACACAATGATACACCATTTGCCAACCGTGGAGAGCTCCATATCGTGACAGGTAAGAGTGGACACGGAAAGACAGCCTTTATGTCACAGGTGATGGCGACGTTGTTATGCGGAAAGTTCGGTAATATGCAATACCAGGGTGAACCGCCACACATGCCGGTTGTACTCTACATCGACACGGAGATGGGTAAGGATGACACCATCGCCATTAAGAACCGTGTCTGTTCGTTGGCTGGTATTCCATTCGACAAACCATGTGAGCGATTCAAGGTGGCACGACTCAGGGACACGGTAACAGCAGCCGAACGATGGCAACAAATCCTGAAATTGGCCTACGTGATCCATCCAGATGTGATGTTCATTGACGGCCTTTTGGATATCGTCGAAGACTACAACGAACAGAAGGAATGTACACCCATCATCCGCGAGCTCATGATTATGGCGACCCATTACGATATGTCAACATGGTGCGTGCTGCATGAGAATCCAACAACAGAAAAGATGGTCGGTTCACTCGGATCAATCGCCCAACGCAAGGTGACGGAGGTATTTGCCGTGCGCAAGCATAAGAATGAGAAGGAAAAGGAACGCAAGCCGAACAGACCGCCCATCTATTTCTCCGTCGAGCAGCTGAAAGCCAGGGGTAAGGATGTTGAAGACTGGGACTTCGAGATTCTGAGTGTTGACGGTTGGGGCCGTCCACAGGAAATCAGCGACACACCAGCATCACCACCTATCGCCAATGAAGAGGCATTGATGAAGCAGATCGTCAATCATCTGCTGGCATTCATGTCGCCACCGAATAGCGAGTACTTCTCGAATATTGTGAAAGAGTTGAAGAAGCGGATGCACGTTGGCGAGGCAAAAGCCAAAGACTACTTCAACCAAGCCAATAGTGCTGGCGTTTTCAACCTTCCTATCAATGGCCGTTACACTCTCAACACGTCACAATGTGACGCGATACTGAATGATTTACCATTTGCACCAAGTAACGAATAGCAATGACAAAGAACGAATTTATACTTCAAGCCATGATTAGTATGGCAGGAAACAAAGCCCATTTCAATACATCAATGCACTGTGTGGCATCTGATGCTACAAACGTGGCAAAGGCTGCAAAGATTCTGGCGGATGCTGCCGAAGAGGTGGCATATTTTGATGTCGATGTCGACCAAAACCCTCAGAAACCCTGAAACCCCTCGTGCGCACACGCACACGCGTTATGGTTATTCATTCCTATCAAAACCCCGAAACCCTCAACCCCTAATATATTTATATAAATATATATTAGGGGATTGAGGAGGGTATTCAGGTTTTGTGGGGCTTTCGTCAGGGTTTTGACTCTTAATACTATATCGCTTGGCACCCTTTATACTAAGACCTTTTTTATGCCGAAAATTTCAGATGACGTGGTACGTGCCGTTACCGACGCGGCGAAGATTGAGGATGTGGTTGGCGACTTCGTGACGCTCCGAAAAGCGGGTGTGAACCTCACAGGACTGTGCCCATTCCACGACGACGAGAACGACGGCAACTTCATCGTAAGACCTTCGACGCTATCCATCGGAGCCACAGGGCGTAATACCTACAAGTGCTTTGTGTGTGGTGCGAAGGGTGGCCCGGTCAACTTCCTGATGGAAGCGGAAAAGATGTCATTCCCAGACGCCATCCGTTACATCGGCAAGAAGTACTCGATAGACGTTGACAACGTGCCGCTGAACTGGACACCGCCACCTCCGAAGCCTGTACCACCGCCAAAGCCACCGTTGGAAATGAAGCGGGAGTGGGTGAGCCAGCTGATGCAAGGCGACTACAACCGCAACATCTTTACCTACTGGTATGGAAAATTGCCTTGGAACCAGGAGCAGCGACGGCGCATGGCGCAGACGTTGTGGATGTATTGTGTCGGCTGTTGGCACGACGGGCGTGTGGTGTTCTGGATGATAGATCACAACGGCATACCACGAGCCGCGAAGCTGATGCGGTACGAGACCGACGGCCACCGTTACCACGAGAAGAAGGGTGAAAAGAACTCGACCGGCTGGCTCTACAACCAAGACGGCTATCGAGACATCTGCCGACCAGATGAGCACACGATACTCAAACCGCTATTCGGTGCACACTTGCTGAAACGCTATCCGCAAGCCACAGTCAATGTGGTGGAGTCGGAGAAGACAGCATTGATAATGGCCAACTACTACGGATGTCCTGAGAGTCAGTTGTGGCTGGCGTGCGGCGGGTTGAAGTTTCTGAATCTTGATGCAATGCAAGTGCTCATTGACCAAGGCCGAAAGGTTTGGCTGTGGCCAGACAAAGACGGCATCGAGAAGTGGCAGGAGGTGGCCGACAAATTGGGATCAGAGCAGGTGCAAGTCTACACCAAGTTCTTTGATGCGTGTTGGATTCCCGAAGATGGTGACAAGGCTGACGCTGCCGACATTGCCATCCGCATGATGCGCAATCCCGACTTCAAGCCGCGAGACCCAGACGACAATGCTACAGAGAAGCGCGAGCCGGTGAAGATAGGTGACATCATCGCGCATGTAGTGGATAGTGATGAACCATTTATCGACCCGATAGAACTGGCTGACCCGCTGGTGCATCAGTGGCGCGAGATACTTAGACAACGATACAACTTTAACGAAAGCAGGAATGAAAGAGAATCAGAATAAAGAACGCTTTGAGCAACTTGGCACGAAGATCGACCCCGCAATGGCGGAGGTGCTGAACGCCTGCTGCGATGCCTTGCAAGTGGATGTCTACCATCTGCTTCAGTGGTTCGCCTACGTGATAGTCAAGGCAGCGGCACCGATGCACGGACTCGATCCAAGAATCCAAAAGCTCATGACGCTTATGGAGTCGGACGTAGGCTGGCAGAAGGCATTCAACCAGTGCAACCCCGACAGACTGAAGATAGACCAAGTGATTGTAATCCTCGAACAAGAAGGTCACAATGGTTTCGGGGCTGCGATGATCGACAAACCGTGGATGGGTGAGTCGAGGCAGACCGAGTGCGTGGACGACATTCTCGAAAGGGTGACGCAGGTGCTGGTACCAGGTATCTACAAGCGCATCCGCAAGATGGAGAAGCGGCTGGGAACGGACTCGCTCATGGACACGCTGCTGACCATGCTCGACGCTCAGGAACTCTTCGAGGCGGTCGAGGGCGACAGAAGTGAAGGTCCACAGATTGGTGACATCGCTCCTAACGGCAAACCACTGGCCTACGGCAAACGGACTAAGCGCAAGAAGCGGTACGACCCCGACACCCTGCCGGAGCAGGTGCGCATCCATTTCACCGATTACGACAAACGAGTAGCAGAAAGCGAGGTGAATGATGGTACCTGACGAAGAGAGCGTGATCCGCAAGGATGACCCCAACCGCAAGCGACGCAAGCCGCGACCATCTCGTGAACTTGAAAACGAACTGGAGGCGCAAGGCTTTCGCCCTCACGGATATGAATGGTGAACGACTATGGCACGAGACCCAAGATACCAGAAGTTGCTCAACTCTAAACGATGGAAAGAGCTGCGGGCATGGAAGTTGGCACAGACTCAAGGCTATTGCGAGATATGCTATCGTGAGGGGTGGCGCGGTGCCGATGCGCTGGCGGTGGACATCCACCACATCCGTCCCGTTGAATCTTTTATCGACCAAGGTGAAGCGGCAATGGCGCGGGCCTGTTACGACCCCAACAATCTCATGGCTCTGTGTGTCCGACATCATACCGAAATCCATAAGTCAATGGGTAAGGACACGAAAGAGAACATTCAGGAGCGCAAGGCCATGAAGCGCATCGCCTTCTTGCGGCGCAACGACCCAAACTTTACAGAAGAATCAACAAACCAAAAAGATTAAAGATTATGCCAGTAGGATTTGCATGGAACTTAGGCGAATATGCCTTCAAGAGTGCGGATATCAACACCGCATTCGAGGTGACGGGATTGGCAGAGCTGAGTAAGAAACTCGACGCGATGCTGACATCCAGTCCAGGAATGGAGAAGCGCATCAGGCGAATCATCGGTAAGGCCCTGCGCCAGGCCGAGAAGAAGATGGAGTCATACATCAGTAGTGACGTGTTGAAGAATGACCCGCGCAGTGCTCGCAAGGCTCTGCGATATACAGTCTATCGACGCATCCTTGGTGGTAACTTGAACATTCTCCAAGGTAAGAAGCGCGGGGCTGTCAGCAGTTACACACCTGAGCGACACCCGTCATCAGGGCGAGGCGGCAACCGCAAGACCCGTAGCGAGCGCACCATCCGCATGGAGGGCTACGAGGGAGCCGACCGCTCATTCATCTTGCGCTTCCAGAATGCCGGTGCCCGCGTGGGCGGTGGCAATCGTGAGCTGGGCAGAACCAACTTCAAGGTCGATGAGCACCGTGCCAAGGTAAGGCGTGGATCACAAGGCGGCAACGTGAACAAGTACGGCAAGACGGTGAACACCGGCAACCGTGGTCACATCGCTGCCCAGAACTGGTTTGGCAACGTGTCAGACAGATACATGAGTGAGGTGGCCGCGAGTATTGAGTATGAAGTTGACAAGGCGATCGCCGAAGAGTTCAAACTTGAATCATTTGGTAACTATTGATGACCTCTATCATTAACCCCCCCATATAGGGTCATTTAGATTCGAAGTGCCCATCTTCCGAAATCCCCTACCGAAATCTACTCTTCACACAGTACCTTTTATGGGGGGTGTTTTTATACCACTACCAACTACGACCGTCCCACGGGGGGCGGTTGAGATACGAACATTTAATTACCCACGAAATGCCAAAAATAATTTTTA